GGAGCCATCATGTACCCAACTATCATTGCCGTCGTAATTCTGCTGGCCGCAGTCATTGTATCCAAGTTGCCGTTTCCTACGGTAACCTGGGTTTCAATTATCTGTGGCCTTGCGTTGTTACTCGTCGTTGATGTTGCGTTCTCGATGGACCTGCATTCACCACCTGTAAGGTGCAAAATGCAGTTCTCTCCTTTCAAGACGGATGTTTGGGCTTTACGACCCCAGTGTCTGCATTGCAGCAGGCATCGTCCCCATTGTCGTGTTTGTCATCACGATTTTTGGAGTTGCGGCGGGCATATGCTCGCCGTTGTGTAACGCCATGACTCACCGTGCCATAGAAATTGGTAAATTCCTTGACAGTGATTACTACTACTACCGTCTCCAAACTGGTGACGATGGCAAGTATAATCCTGATGGGAGCACTAAACATAACAAGTATGATATGAATAGTGTGGTGATGCATGTGAGTGGCGATCCTGGTCGAAATTTCAACTATGGAGCCTGGTTACCCTTTTGGGATTACGGACTGACGTTAGATAACGCACAGCCGGATACCGACCACAAGGCACTTGATAGGTGTCTTGAGCGGGCCATTGGGGCAAACTGTAATGTACTCGTGGACGTCGCGCAGTTTAATCTGACGATGAACTCGGTGTACAGTACACTCTCACGTTACACAAACTGTTGGCGAAACCTCCGTAAAGGAAGGGTCGCTGACGCTGCGAGGTCTCTAGGGTTTAAGAAGAAATTCAAAAACTATAGAGATGGGCTCACTTATAATGATGCAGGGAATGCTTGGCTCGAGATGCAATACGGCTGGAAACCTTTAATGATGGATGTTAAAGGCCTAGCCGATGTACTCGAGCTTCAGAATTCCGACGCCCGTCGCTGGACAGTGACGGGCACTGCAAAATGGGCCAATCCTCGGAAGGTATATTGGGGCGTTCCAAACCCGAATTATTGGGGTGGAGCGTACGCAATTGTCGCTTTCGAGATGCGGTTCCAATATAAGTGTTACCTAAAGGAGAATATGTCCGTGCCTCGGACGATAGGTCTATACGACCCATTGTCCCTAGCGTGGGAGTTAATACCTTACTCATTTGTTGTCGACTGGTTTATACCAATCGGCAACTATTTACATGAGCTTCAGGTCGTGAGAAATCTCGACGCTGATTGGGTAGTAACTAAGTCCGCGCGATCCATATATAATGGAAGGCAAGTGCCGGGGTCTGGCGGTGGTGATGATGTAACATATAGCGATTGTCGCCATATGGTACTCTCCCGCCGTACAGACTTCACATGGACAGATATACCTCGGCCTAAGTTATCCGGTTTGGAAGTAATTTCTCCAACTCGGTTCACAAATGCCTTGGCGCTCCTCTCGCAGGCCGTGACACGCTGGTAAGCGCTCACGGATGACAAGTATTACCCGCTGAGAATGTTCTCAACGGCAATCAATACACCCTGTTCTTTAACAGCTAGCAAGGAGACTATTATGTCAGCAATGACGAATTTACTCGTCAAAGACGATACCGTGACAACCCGTCAGGAGTTCACTTTCGAGCCCGTTACCGACACACCTTATCCGGTGTGGCGAGCGGCACTCAGTGGTGTACCTCTGTCGGGGCAACCCCGCTTGACCTTTTCTATCGATCCGGTCAAGTCGGGTAGCAAAGTCACGGCAAAGCTCGAAGTTCCAGTAATGGAGTCTTTGGGTACTGCAGGGTCTGCAGCCGGCTATGTTGCACCGGCAAAGACCGCTTACGTCACGACTTGCATCTTCACGATGTTTGTCAGTGACAGATCCACCACCCAGAACCGAGCAGATGCTCTGGCTATGATGGTGGGTCTACTGCAGGGAGCTTCGTCAACGACCGCAACCGGGACCCTGGATCAAGCGTCGGCAGGTAATGCCTTCCTCGATTCCACGGCACCTCTGGTGAAAGCGATCATATCCGTGCTGCAACCCAATTAAGTTGCAGCGACCCTGTCACATAATGTGACAGGACTTTCCAATAAAGGAGAAAGTTATGTGGACTAAAGAACGAAGCTCAGAGACTTCATTAAAATTACTCTGGAACATTGCCGAAGAAATCAATCGTATTTTCTGGAGAGATGTACCTGATGGTGGGATCTACGCGACAGCTAATATGACTGTCATGGAGAACTTCCTAATGAAAAGGAAGCAGGGGTATTCTGAAAAGAATATTATCCTGTCCATTATCAATTACAAATTCCGTTACGATGATAAACCCCACGTCCTCGACGTGCAATACGCGCGGCAAATCCAGGCACTATTCAGCAAGAACGCTGATATAGACTTGGGAATTGACCGCAGTCGTGTCGCATTCGACAAATTCGTGGAGGCCAACACACACTGCAAAGATGTAAACCGTCGTCTTGCATATCATCGGCGCAAGCCGAAATATGTTAAGCCTTCAATTTTCTCAGTTCTGCATGGTGCAGAAAAGAGGATCAGGAAGGTTCTTGGACACGTACCATCTTATGAAACACTGCAGTTTATGTTTGGGCCCGGCAGTAACACGAGCACCCATGGTACCATAACTAACCCGAGGGCTAAGTTAGGGGTATCTTTGGCGTGTAGTCACGATCTTGCTTCAGAACAAAGTGTTCTTGCGGATCTCTTAGCGGAGGTCCCCAACTGGATGGCATTACACGCTCACGAAGAGACAGAAGATAAGTACTCTGTATCAGTGAACGTGCATCCAGGGAAGCTAGTTTGTGTACCGAAGAATGCAAAAACCGACAGGACGATTATGGTCGAGCCGCTTCTGAATTCCTTTTTTCAGAAGGGTATTGGCTCTTACATGAGGTCCCGTTTACTGCACTATGCAGGCCTGGATTTGCAAGACCAGACACGTAACCAGCTACTCGCGCGAGCGGGTAGTATGGATGGACACTTAGCCACGGTTGACCTTTCGTCAGCTTCGGATACGGTGTCCTACGAACTTGTTTCGCAACTCTTACCTGAAGATTGGTTTGAGTTACTAAGTTCGTTACGTACTGGCTACATTGTTGCTCCACAGTTTTTTGGAGATAAACATTTCGAAATTGAAATGTTTTCAACAATGGGGAACGCATATACATTCGAGTTGGAAACCCTGATATTTTGGGCTTTAACTCGAGAAGTATGTGCGCACCTGCATGTTTCATCCCAGGAGGTGTCCGTCTACGGTGATGACATAATTTGTCCCACCGAAGTTTATCCCCTGCTCACTGAGGTTCTTACATATTGTGGATTTATCGTTAATAAAGATAAATCTTACAGTACGGGGAACTTCCGTGAATCATGCGGGAAGGACTATTTGCGCGGTTTCGACATCCGTCCGTTCTACGTGAAAACACGTATATCGGATCGGAACCTCTATACCTTTCACAATTTTCTTGTACGAAACCTCGAGTTTGAACTCGCGGCTTATGTAGCAAGGTTTGTGAACCAGGCTGAAAAGCTCTACGGTCCAGACGGGTATGGTGATGGCCATTTAATTGGCAATTACACACTCCGTGTGAATCGAAAAGCGAAGCGGTCTGGCTGGGAAGGAGGCTTCTTTGATACCTATTCACTGAAGCAAAGGTTCTTCAAAAAGCCTTTGCCCGGTGATGCTGTGCTACCCTCCTATAGTATTTATACAGGAAGTGGAAAGCACAGTGCTACGGACCCGGATGTTGTCCGGGGAAGTTATGGGTACACAAAGTTGTCGATCTACACTCTAAAGCGG